CCCACGGGGGGGGAAGTACATATATGCCACCACCAGCCCGCCCCCGCCGCTTTTCGAAGGGGGGGCTGGGCCGAGGGCGCCAGTTTCGGGACACCTGACCTGGAACCGCATAAGGTCCATTATGTAAAAATACCCGCTAAGTATCTGATATGGTTACATTCTTGCGTTTGCGTGTATCGGCATTGTTTCCTAGTTTTTTTACCTCGTTTCCGGTCTCAGGATCGATGTCAATTATGCGCCGGGCTTCCCGTTCTTTCTGGCGCATCTTGTCATTGGCCAGCCTAAGCGCTTCCACATAGGATTCCCCGGCTTCAATGGTATGTGTTGTTTTATCTCCATAAATTCGGGGTGCGATCTTCCCGACAAGCCATCGCCTTGCGTCAAACTTCAAGCGCGCAAGCTGCGCTTGTTCCGGGTCTATGGTTTTCTCAACGTCGCGAACGGCCTTTTCCGCAATTGCATGGGCTTGTTGTTCACGGGCGCGCGCGTATGCTTGCTGCCATCGCCCATCTAATCGCGTCAATTCACCATGCACCACATAGCTAGAAGGGAAGCCGTCCTTCCCATATAGGTCACAAAGCAATTCCCCATTACCGACACGGCGCAGTAATTCGGGAATGTATTTTTCGGGGTCATATTTGGGAGGATATGGCATAAGCCAAAGGATACCTAATCCAAGCCCATAAAAAAAGCCCGGCATAAAGCCGGGCCTATTTTGGCGCCGATTCGGGCTAAATTCCGTCGCCCTCCCCAGGCTGACAGCCTCCCACCATGTCAAAGCTTTTGGAAAGCATAGTCCGCACCAAAGCCGGAAGATTCTTCCCCTTTGGCCATTTGGGCGGATCAATTCCGGCCATTCGGATATTTAAAGCCCAAAGCCTCCCGATTTCATAATTGGCTTGCCCTATCTGATCCGTGAATCGCCATGTATCAAAAGCCCTCCCCGCCACCATATCCGAATACCCTATCTGCGCCGCAATCACCGCCGGATGCGCCGCTAGGCCGCGTTTTGGGGCGCCGCGTTTTAATGTGTTGTTTTTCATGGCTTACCCCTTACCGAAACCAACGCCGCGCAACACCACGCCCAAAAATGCGCCGCATTTGATCCGTTTTGAAGGTCTGGCTTGCGCCATCCCACCAATGCTTCTGCAAAGCTGCAACACAAACAGCAGCAACAGCCTTGCGATATTCAGTCGGCCAATACTGCCCGGCGCAATAGTCCAAAGATGCGCCATCCCAAGACAACCTACCGCCCCAGGAATGGCGCAAGGCTTCCATGATATCCTCATAGGTGATTGAACTAATTTCCACCAGGCGAAGAAATAGCCGCGCATCGTGTAAATCCCGCGTGATGGCGCGCTGTTCGGCCCTATAGGCACCAACATCCCCATAGTTTCCGAACTCCAGGCGCGGGCCTTTTTCAATGAAATGCGCCAAGGCTTGAATAAGCGCTGTCCTGTTGTGCGGATGGAATTTCTGGTGGTGTGAAATGGTTTGAGTTTGCATGGCTTATGCCTCCCAGCACCAAAGAGTTTCCGCGCATTCATCGCGGGCATCTAACACCTGGACATGACGCCAACCGCCAGCATCTTCCTTCGACACATAGCGCAGCATCCAAGCCCGCGCCTCGCCAGAGTTATCGAAGCACTCTAGCAGCGTCGCGCTGCCATCCTCTTCGTCAATGCCAACAACATGAAATGGCTTGTCCATACCTATTCCCTCCCTCAAAACACCAAAAGCCAAACAAAAAGCCCCAGAAAGAAAGCGCAAACACCAAGATCAGCTTTGAAAGACATTGTTTCTATCCTCTTTGCGATGCGCGCATGATCACGCGACATAATGAGAATGAATATTATTGACGAAAAATACAAGCAGAAAAATGCGCTGATCAAAATTATTTTTCAGCCCTACTTTTCGGGCCTTTTATGGCATTGCGCTTGCATCTCTGACATTTCCGCAACCAAGGCCAAGCCCATGATCCGCAAGCGCATTTCCTGAAAATGTTCATATCGCATTTGGAAACTGATCGATCAGGTCAGACCGAAAGTGCTGTTTAGTTTTTTAGGCTCTCAATTCCCCCAAAATGCTCATGCCGGATTTGGAAATCAATCGATCCGGTTGTACCAAAACTGCCCATTAGGATTTTAGAAGCCGTAATGGGCTTGGAGCCTTTCAAGCCCCTGCACCACCTGGCCAGCCGCCTTTGCCATCTCAATCCCCTTACACTCAGCCCAGCCGGTCACCGTACCATGACTAAGAACCGTCCAAGCCAGCGCAGGCATAGCAGTCGTCCCAACCGCCCTAGAAGCCCTTAGATACGCCTCACGCGCCCCAAGCCTCCCAGCTTGCCCCGCATAATAATCATCCCGCAGCCGCTTTGCAGCGGCATACAGCGCCTCGCTAATCATGCCCCTCGCCAACATAGCATCGGGCGCCCAGAACCGCTCAGACACCGTTATATCGCCTTCCTGAATATCCGGCCCGAAGTCTATCTGTGCTGCCTCGAATATCCGGCTCATGCTCAACATTAGATCGGGATTTCGTCCTCGATCAATTGCCCCCGTCTTACCACCTTCGCCTTCGGAAATGCAGCCTTGATCTCTGCGATAGGCGAAGCCCCCTTCAGAACCCGCCCCACCTCCTCCACCGTCCAAGCCTCCGCGTTCCACCCTTCCGCCTTAGCCCGCGCCAGGACCGCCTGTGCATGGGTATCGTCCTGACAGATGCAGATGGTGCCCCGTTCCGCCTCATCCGCCTGTACAGTCACCAGCGGCCCCGGAAGCGGTTCATAGCCTGCCGCCAGTGCTTCAGCGGCCAATGCTTTCCAAGCCCTCATCATCATGGCGTCCAGTTCCGCCATATCCTCGCCCGCCATTGTCGCCTGCCGGTGCATATCCTCTGCCGCCTGGAACCGCTCCCTTGTCGCCGTGGACACCAGCAACGGAAGCCTATCAAACCCCCATTCCCTTTCCAGCCCCGCCACCAGCGTATCCAGCGCACCCGCCATCCGAGATCGCCAAACCCATTCGCCATTCGCCTCTGTCAGCGGGGCTAATATCTCTTCATTCGCCATTACTTCTTCCCCTACTAGTTGTGGTGCTACAAGCGCCAAGTCCCTAGGTCAGCAGTGGATTATCTTACTCTGCGCGTGCAGTTGCTGTGCTTAAGCAACTGCGCGTGCAGATAATCCCCTGCCTAGGGACTTTTTGTTGCTGCACACAAAAAATGTGTCCAACTTGTGCAGCAAAGTGGTGGTTTCCAACACCCAGTTGCACACCCTCAAAACTCCTCAATAATGGGTTTTGGCGCAGCTAATTTCATCTGCGCCAGCCGCTCATGACACACGCTATAGTTGTCCCTTGGATGCCTGCTTGATGGTGATGGGCCTAGTTCTTTGACTATGGTTCCTTCGTCTTCCCAGGTCTTCAGGATGTTCTTGGCCTGCTCTTTGGTGGCTTTACCGGTGTTTGTTAGCACTTCCCACGCCACCCCTTTCTTGGCTTTTGGGTCTGCTGCGAAGGCGTACCGCTTGCCTTCCTCCATGAAGCCCCGCTGAAGGGTTTCCAGGATACCCACGCAGTCTGCCATACTGAGTGCCCCGAAGACGCCTGGCGGCGTCCAGGGAAGGGCGGCGGCTATGATCTCGCCGTTCTCGATCTCGATGGCGGTCAGCTTGTACCACTCGGCTTCTTGGGCTGGTGCGTAGTTGGATTTGGCGCTGTCTATCCGTAGGTAGGACCGGCGTTCTTCTGCCTGGATACCGAAGGTGCCTGCTTCTTCTGCGGCCATGGTGGTTAGTGTCAGCATAACCCGGACTGCCCCACTAATCGAGGAAGCCCCGCGAACCCGGTCCATGTCGCCTGGCGTACTGGTGCCTTTGCGGTCATGGTGCAGGATCAGTACCGCCATATCTAGCCGTTGCGCCAGTGACCGGAAGGCCGCGACCACTTGCCGCATGGCGGTATTGTCGTTCTCTTCGCTGTCGTGGAGTTCGGCTAGTGGGTCACAGACCAGTAGGTCTGCTTGGTTCTCCATGCAGTGGCGTTCTAGTTCTTCCATGGCTTGTGTGGTGTTTAGCTGCCCCGTGTGAGGGTCGCGGGCGAACAGTGTCCCTACATTGTATGGACCGCACCTGATGATGCGCTGCATAGCGCCCCCGTCAGCGGCCTGGGCTTTGATGGCGGCGGCGTAGCGGCGGCGCTGTTCGTCTTTGTCGTCCTCGACGTTGTAGTTAATGATGGTGAGTGGCGTTTCTGGCTTGAAGGCGCCGAAGGGTTTGCCTTGCGCCCCGGCTAGTGTCCAGCCAACCACCATAGACGATTTGCCCCCGGCGCCTTGTCCACTAAGAACTGTGACCGCCCCGCGCAGTAGGTAGCCTTGCACCAGCCAGGGACGCTTGGGTATCTCGCCTCCGGCAAAGGCGCCCTGGTCATGCCAGAGGGCTTTCTGGCCCTCTGTGGTGGCGCTAGGCGCCTGTGTGGCGGGCGCCTGGGGCTTCGGTGCTTCCAGCTTAATAATCCCCCGTGCTGCCCGGTCCAGCGTATATCTCACCTTCATCCTGAACTCGGCTTCCCCGCGCCCTGGCCGCGAGAAATCCACTTTGCTGGCGTACTGTGGCCAGCCTTCTGCCACCACTTCTTCTTCGGTGGGGATGCGCCCTAACTGTCGGTATAGGTCTGAGACTACCGCCAGAATGGTGTTCCGCATATACTGCTCGCGCCCATCGGTGATTTGGCCGGGCAGGCCTAGCGGCCCCGCTGCATGGGTTACAGGGCTTACGGAACCCGTGCCGTGGATCACATCCTGGCAGATCAGTTCCACCATCGATTCGGTCAGGCTGGGCAGGCCCAGGTCATCGACATGGGCATCCACGTCCCAAGAGTACTGGCGCCCCGACGCGTGGACCGAAGGGGGCGCGACGATGAAGCCACCATCGCCCCGGATGTCCATGCCTGGCAGGATGCCTTTTCTGGTGGGAACTTTCTTCCCAGGATGGGAAAAGAAGCGGTGACACCCGCCGCCCCCGGTTAGGGCAACGGGTCCGGCTCCGAGTCGGGGTAGGATGTCCTGTTCGGTAGCGGCGCCAATGTCGCCATCGAAATCCGCCACAGTGAGGTTACTGATGGCGCCGGTAACGATGCCGACCCCCATGGTGGGATCGGTAAACCAATCCTGAATCTCGGCTTCGGTGGCGCGACGGTTTTGGAATTGGTGCCAGGGAATGGCGGGGATTTTTTCGCCCCGTCTGACCGGCACCACGGACCACCCGCGCCGTAGGTAGTAAAGCGCCCATTCTTTTGCTGGCGCTGATAGGCTTG